GTCTACTGATGAACAGATGGCACGCGATCGTGCCGTGGGTGGCTTGGGAGGATACCAACCTTTATTGTCCTCAGCACAGAATTTATTAACTGGACAGCCCGGTGTGGACGGACAGAGGGGAGCCGAACAATTGTATCGCGGTTCTACTGGCGGTTTTGATCCCACTACCGGAATTGCTTCTTACATGAACCCCTACGAAGACGTAGTGGTGCAACAAACCATCTCGGACGTATTGGATCGTGCCGGTGAGCAAAGTGCAGGATTGCGCTCTCGCGGCGTACAAGAAGCCGGTATAGGCGCTTTCGGTTCACGCGGACGTTTGGGACAACAGGAACTTTATAAAGACGTAGGACGGGGCTTGGGTGAAAGTATAGGCGCATTACGCAGCCGTGGTTATGAAGGTGCAAGAGGAGCTGCCATGGGCGAATACGGCAGACAACGTGCAGCGGAAGCGAGTGCGGCTGCTGGTCTTTCAGGATTGAGTAGTCAACTTGGAAGTTTAGCTAGCATGGGACAGCAATTAGGACAAGGTGAACGTAGGGAATTAGCCGGCTACGGACAGACAGGGCGTGGCATTGATCAACAAACTTTAAATACTCAGTATCAAAACCAATTGGCGCAACAAATGGCACCGATTCAAGCCATTCAAGCAATGCAGTCTCCGTACAGTCTGTTGAGACCGTCTCAGTCTACCACCTCACAACAATATGCAGCGTCTCCGAGTCCATTGGGTATGGGTCTCAGTACCTTCCTCAGCGCGTATTCGATGTTGAATAGACCGCAATCATCACAAGATCGTTACTACGACGCGCTGACTCAACAAATGGGGCAACAACAACCAAGTAATGTTTTTGGAATGCCACAAGACGTGTATAGTTATCTCTCTAGTGGAGATGCTTTATCTGATACTATCGTTCCAACTGATCCTTCCTATGACCCTTATGGTATAGCAGGTGGCTACGGTGGTTACGGCGGTGGACAAGAGTTTGATGATTATTGGACCGGACGCGGTGATGATTATGATTGGTGGAGCTAATGGCAATTAGGGACAGATCACTATTTAGTCCAGAACTAGATTTTATGATGCCGGATGCGGCTCCTCCCGGTGCAGCTTTGGGTCCTACGGGCGCGGGTGATGCCGTTCTTGATTTGCTTACTCCCCCTGCTCCCAGTTTAGGGGGCGGTATAAACGCAGGCGGAGTGCCGAGTTTTCAGACGGATGTGATGAATTATAATCCGGAAACATGGAAAACCTTTTTACGCCAGTTAGCAAAAGAAAACCCCGGAAGATTTCAAGAGATATACTTAGGTAAATCAAACCTACCCGTTCACATGCAAGGTCCATTAGAGGAAGTAGCCAATGAGAACAGAAGTATCGCGGGACAAGCTGTAGCTAAAATTCCATCCATTCCGGGAATACAAGTTCCCGGGTCTTTGGTTGGTGATTTCATTAGTTCCCCAATTGATACAACAGTTGGTGTCGGACGTGCTGCAAAACGTCGTGGCGGCGAAGTGCTCGATGATATTGGAGCAATGCTGGAAAGAATAAAAGCGGGTACTACATTACCGGCTGAAGAAGGACGTGAAGCAATAGCAGACATTAAAGCTCGAGAAGCCGCAGAAGTAACACCGACGATGGCATTAGAAGAAACGTTGACAGACATTGCAAGAGGGGAAGTGGAAGGATTGCCTGAAGAAGAGAAAGGGGACATAAAAAATAGAATGAAAGAGAATATAGCTGAAGGGGCTGAAGGTGTAGTTTTAGGAAGCGAAGCCGTCGGTGACAAAGTAAAAGAAGTAATGAAGCCTTGGTTTAAGGGAAGAGATGGAGGAGGACAATTGTTTCCGCGTTTAAGTCGTTGGACAATTGAAGCACAGTCAGGAGAAAAATCTCAGCAAATCGTAGGAGAAGAAGATGCTAATACTGCAATTACTATTTCCAGAAGCAGTGACCCAACTCATGGTAGCACTTCAGAGGAAGCTGTTATTGCACAAAATGAAACAACCAGTCAAGGGGTAGACCCCCATACCGCTGGTGATGACAATACGAATCCAGACTTAAATTTGACCCTCACCCAATTAGATGAACGTGGAGATTCTATTGATAAGGAAGCAATCAATATTACTAACTCTGCTCAGAAAATAATAACCAATCAAGACGCAAGCTTAACCGGCGGTACCCCCGGTTCTGCGGGTAGTATTGAAGAGTTGATCGCAGCAGCAACAACAGATGGTTTTTCGGGTGCTCTGAGCGCGACTGTGTACGATCCCAATTTACACGCCATGGCTAATCAAATTGTAGATTTCATGACCAGCGGTAATAAAGTGGACGGTGTAACAGCATGGTATGACTTGATAGACGGTATCGCCGCAGGATTGGCTACCAATCCTACTAATCCCGGAGTAGGTATCGCCAAAGGAGCCGCCGCTGGCTCTAAGCGTTTTAATGATCGTTTGGAAAAAGAACAAGCAAATAGATTTGAAGCTGTGAAGTTAGCACAGAAATATCAAGCGGACTTAATGGACTATGAGGCTGCTTTAGCAAGTGCCTTGGGTAAAGGCGTAGATTACAACAAAATAGGTAAACAACTAGACATACGAAATGATTATCTCGATAATTTGAAAGAAGCATCTGCCGGACGTAATTCCATTGATATGATAGATGGTATATTAGGAGTTTTAAATGGGGGTAAGTACCCCGTTGGGTTTAAGGGGTTAGTAAACGAAGTACAAGCTAAAGTTTTAGCTTTGAGTGGTAATCCAAATGCAGATTCAGTTCGATTACAATTAGGAGCTTTAATTAAACACTTAACTCAACAAAATTTACAATCCATCTTGCAAGAAAGTGGCAGAACTATTTCTGATAGAGATCGTCAGTTGGTTATGGAAATTGTAGGGCAATTGGAGGGATTCAATGCTTCTACTACTCCTTTACCTGTGTTGAAAGAAAAGCTGAAACGATTACGTGGCGATTTTTCACGTCGTTATCAGATGTCGGTTGGAACTATTAGATCGTATAGAGACATGGATGGCGAAGTGCGTAGCAGAGGGGGCACATTATTGCCCACTGGAGAATATTATGACATCCTTTACAACCAAGGGATGGTAACGATTGGTGCTGATGACGCAGGATCAATAGTGGTTCTATAGAATGAATTATGTTTGAAGTTATTCTCCCAGACGGTACTTTAGTAAATGTAAGAGCGTCTTCTAAAGAAGAGGCTCATGCTATTGCTACTAAATATTTTGCTGAACAACGAGCCGGTTCCCAAGAAAGAGGAGGCTCTTTAAGCCCAACCCCAGTTATTGGTGTGCCGAATGCCAGCCCAATACCAAGTGACAATGAAAATTTTGATTACGAAACAGGTGTAGCATTACCCGGCTTACGTGCTGCTTTAGGATTCGCTGAAACAGCAGAAGAAAAAGAAGATTACTTGACCAATAAAGTGGGTTCAGAAGGCTTTACTCGCGACAGTGCTGGTAATCTAGCTATCACTGTTAAAGGACTAAAGAAACTAGGTATATCTTCTAAAGACGGTAAAAATGTAATCATTGATGAAAGCAAAACGACGTGGGGAGATGTAGCTGACTTTTCTGGTATTGTTGGACCGATAGCCGGTACTTTAGTAACTATGACTCCGTGGGGGAGAGCTGCTAAATACGGACATAGTTTCTTGAAAGAAGTAGGATTAATGGCAGCCGGTGCCGGTCTGGGTAAGGGCGGTGAAGAACTGGTAGAATCTGTTGTCGATTATCAAAGACAATCTCCGCAAGAAATAGCTGAAACAGCAGGAAAAGAAGCATTATTTATGGGAGGTGCTCAAACTGTATTTGGAGCAGCTGCTAGAGGTGTGAAAGCTTTGATAGGTCCCAAGGCAAGCGTTGAAACGTTGGACGCTATCAACGATATGGCAAAAGGAATGCCTGATCCTAAAATAGTGGCAGCCAAAGAGGTTGAACTGGGCAGAGCATTGACAGCTAAGGAGTTAGCTAAAATTCCTAAAATACAAGCCATTCCTCATCAATTGGCGTTAGGACGACCTATACCCGGAAGGATGCAATCCGCTTACGAAACTATCCTTAATCCAAAACGTCGCCATGGTAAAAATATTGCTTATTTAGAAGCAAGGATGCAACAACTTATGAAAGCGACTGGGGCGACAGAATTAGACATTGCTAAATTCTCTACCAAGTTAAATACCGGTACTCTTGTTAAAGAAGACATAATGAAACTGGCTGATGATTTTTCTTTAACTGGAAAACAAGCGGAAAACGAGTTTCAAAAATTATTAATAGCTGCTATTGAGAGAATAGACGATGGTATCTTTGATAAGTTACCTAAAACTACTTTTGACGAAGTAGCGGTCACTCTTAACAAAGTTGCTACTCGGGAAGGAGCACAAGACCTTGCTACAGTTCTTTCTGGACGTATGGGGTTAGATAAGGAAACCGGAGAAAAAATATTTTTTGAGTCTAAATTTATGGAAGCTTTTAAGACAGCAAAAGAACAATTCAGAGCAGAATACGGCGCTATCAATGAAATGTTTTCTTTAGGATTTCAGCGTGACGCCGCAGGAAACATAATGAAAAATTCAGCAGGAGAAAATCTTTATTGGCGTACACTTGAAGAAGTCGTAGCATATTACGATGATTTAGCTTTAACTACAGGTCGAGCATTGCCTCCTTGGTTAAAGCCCGCAACAGCAGAAACAACTTCTGTTGAACAAAGATTGGTAGGAGCAACTGAAACAACAACAATTCCACGGGCAGGGGGAGGAATTGATTATGTAGGAGGTCAAGCTCCTCAAACAGAACCGTTTTTTTTAAGGCGTCCTAATTTACAAGCAATAGCAGAACAGGAACAAAAATTAGGCAGAGCCTTGACATCCAATGAATTAGCTCAGATTCCTGAAGTGTTGACTGGAGCCGGCAGAATACCACAGCTTGCTTTTATTCCCACCGGGCAAATAAAATCTATGGCACAAAGATTGTCTCAAGAAGTCCCCCGTGGTACTCCTCAACTGGATGCCGCTAAGGGATTAACTCAAAATGACGTGAGTGCAATCATGAATTTACCTGATTATCTTACTTTTCAACAATTTCATAATTTTCGACGTGGCTTACAAGGGGGTGATGAACTATCTGCTTTTATTCCCGGAGGATTAAGCCGAGATTGGAAAAGAGAATTTATGCGTGTTGTAGATGACAATATAGCCACGTTAGCTGAAACCGGTAACGCACAAGCCGCTTTTTTAACAACTCTACCCCCTTATTTACGTGAGCTTTATGATCCGAGCACTATCGCTAAAGCACTTACAGCATTTAAAAACACTAATACTAGATTTGCAGAACATAGCAAGACTTTTGATGATGCGTTATTAAATAGTGTCAGAAGAAAAGTAAAAAAAGGTGGTTATGATGCTGACCAATTGGTGACTGCAATCCTTGGAAAAAATCAGCCGGAACGTTATCGAGCTTTTATGAACATATTGCCCGAAGCTGAAAGAGAAATAGTGGAAAGACAAGTTCGATCACAATTTTTAACTTTATCAGTACAGAAAGCTTATGATCCTATTGACAATATACTTGATCCAGTTATTTTAAAACGTGAATTACAGAGCATTGGCACCACAGCGGAAGAACTAATGGGTCCTTATTATAATCCTTTTGTGAACCTTTTAGATTCGATGAATTTTCATGGGGCTAAAATGACAGGAGAACAAGCTGGTAGATTAATGGGACGCTGGACCAAGGATTTTCCCAAAGCAGATGGTGTGCCTCAATCCTTACATATCATGTCACGTATTGCAAAAGCTGCTGAAAAAGAAGCTCAATTTGGAGCAAACCAACTGGTGAGAGCAGTTCGTGATCCTAAATTTGAGCCAGAAAGGATTGTTAAAATAGTTTTTAAGCCTCAAGGAGCTAAATTAATTAATGATGCAAAACAGATGTTAGCTCCTGAAACATTTGCATTAGTACAGCAAGACGCAATGAGAACTTTGTTAAAAAGAGCAACCGGCAATCAAGGCACGCAAGTACAAGAATTATTTAATTCCTCTAGACTTCAATCTACTATGCGCTCATACGGTGATGAAACTTTAGAAGCTATGTTTGGGAAAGAAAATCTTCAACTTTTGAACCAGTTTAATAAAGAGATGGCAATTATTACTGGAGTGGAGGGTCAAGGTGCAGGTAATATCGTAGCTGGCGCGGTAGCTCTGTACGCATTTAATTTAGCTAATATTCAAACGGTAGGAACAATCGGTATTATTGGACGATTACTTTCTAGTAACCGAGTAGTACAAGCATTATCCAAGACTGATGCCGGCTCTATCCGGGTAGTCATGAATGCAATGCAGCGTGCTATCCAATTGGAAATAGCTCATCTTTTAGCTACAGGACAACAAGCGGCTGCGGATGAATTACAGGCAGCTATTGATCATGTAAATGTCCCTATGGAAACTCAAGAAAACGTCATAAACGAAGCCGGAAATATTTTAGAACAAACCAAAGAAGCCGTGGCTCCTATGAGAGACACTATCAGACAAACAATTGGAGAAACTTTTGGTGCAGTGGGGACTCCTCCCATTAACTCTGCTGCACCCACAAGCTCCCCAATGCCTTTACCCAATGTGGCGCCCCCACAGGTAGCCACAGCTAATCCGATTGTATTACCGAATCCACAGGATCGTTTTTTAGCAGAACGCTTAGGAAGAACTTAGCATACGATCACGCAAACGTTTAGCACGATCACCGACCTGAGTAGCCCATTTAGAATCCATCATCTCTACAGCAGCCGTTTCCCACTGAGAAGTTTGCACTGCCGCGAGAAAACGCTTAAACCCGCTTAGACGTGGGTAGCCTAAATTGAAACACATATTAGCCATGATACGTTGACGATTATCGTCTAGGTTACGCCACCACGGTTCATTTCTATCTAACTCGCTACATACTATGTCGATGTCCTGATCTAAACATTCCCGGATTCTTTCTTCAGAGATCGGTGTCCCTACAGGTTTTCCGTGTTCTTCGTCCTTTGCCGTAATTAGATGTCCTACCCCCATGGTGGGATAATCGAGATGGTCTAAATAAATTTCGTACTTATAACCCTCATCCATAATAAGCTCTTTCATTAGTTGATCTTTATTCATCTTCTTCTTCGTCATCAAGACTACGATAGTATTCCACAATTGCCAGAATATCCCTAGTATATCTTTTAATTTCTGCCATGTTATTACTGATGTTTTCATAGTCTTTAGTAGTCAGCGCATAGTACGCTTGGCGAGGAGCCTTTCCTTCTTCCACCAATTGGAGATATTCTGTCAGTATCTCCGGTGTCAGTATCTCCCAATCAACTGTAACCAATTGCATTTCCATGGGTAATGGTGGGTGAAACATAGGTGGTCTCTCTTCTATATTAACCACCTCTATCGGTTTGGTTTTAGCTCCTCCGAACTGAAACATAGAACAGGCGCTTAGAGTTAATAGAATAAAAGCTATTCCTAAGACTTTAGTTACTCTCATCTACCCGCTCACGTTTTCGCCATCTTTTTTTTTACCCTTACCTTCTGGTTCTTCAGGTTTCTCATCAAACTGGTTAGGGTTGGTAAGTTCCACCAAGCCATCAAAGACACGCTTGGTTGCCTTATTAACCTTACTTTCCAGTAGTTTGGGCTTTGCCATTGCCAATGCGTCTAAATCATGGCGAGCAAAGGTCTGCTTGAGGGCGTTAACCTCACGCATATTCTCCTGATTCTTTTTAGTAAGACTGTCGATTTGGGCGTAAGTCTTTTGCTGTTGCTCTAAATTCTTTCTAATCTGCTCATTCTGTTTGGCGATTTCACCCTCAAGAACAATGGCATTGCCTTTTAAGATAGCAATTTCATCGTTGAGTTTACCGATCCAAATGTATGAGCCACCAGCAACTAATAACAATGCTATGCCTAGCCCAATCGAAAGTTTCATTCCCCTGCTTTATTCTTAGCTTTCCCAATATTTAAAGCGCACACATCAATGATCTTGTATAGCTTTCCTATCCATTTATCATCTTTGGGTGTGGGTGTAATAGCTGCTATTGCTGACGCAATAAACACTATTGCACTTATTATAAGTCCGATTGTTATTAACATATCTGCCTCCTAATCATTAATTATTTCACGACTTGGCACTTCAATGCCACATTTTTCTAAAGTGTCTGATGCAACCATTTGCATAACACCGCCGGAAATACCTCCTCTCGCAATGATTGTTAAAGCATTAACGAGTTCTATTTCCTTCTCTTTCTGTGTCAGTTGTTGGTTCATATTTTTCCCTCTCTTCAAAAAATAATGGATCAATAGCCACATAACGGGAACTCGGTCTGCCTCTACCTTCTGTCTTGAAGGTACGTTCTTGAATTTCTCCACTGGCTATTAACCTGTCAATAATTTCACGAACTTCGCGACGAGGCATAGAGCGAAATATTTCATGACGGTCTATGTCGCGCTTAGAGATACCGCCTTCTCCCATTTCACGAATATAGTTTAACACTATTTTAAACTTACTTTCTAATTCACTGCTAGAAACGTATTTACGACAAGCTTCGACCAATAAACGGTCATAGTAAAAAATGTAATCAATTGCCCATTTGGTAATCTCTGAATCAATCTGCTTGCATTTAGGATTGTCAGCGAGCGCTCCTATCATTGCCAAGCGCATTGCTTTTTCCCGGGTTCTAGATAGAAGCACTTCGAGTCCGTCTTTCTCTAGAATAACCTGATGATCCACCAATACTTTTTCTAGCGAGGCTAAGAGTTCTTTTGACCTATCATCAAACGGAATAGTTTCTGCATCCATGTGTATCATACCGTTATTGCGCACTGACTCTTCAATCAAATTGTGAGTCTCGCGCACGGTGTTTACCCAGCGTACGATGGAACGTGGGGGTTCAATAAGTTCTATTAACTTACCTACTACCCTTGGTAGGGTGCTTTCACAAACGATGAAACGATTTAAGAAGCCGTCAGCAATTCTTCCCCCTGACAAGGCGCCGTAAAAATTACGGGGCACCGTCATTCCCAGCAATGTAACTGCGGGTTGATGACAGTAGCGATTCATCATGTCGCTAACTTGCATGGGAGTGGCATTCATCATCGAGTAATTATCTGGACGAATGGTACCGTGGCACCTTCCCCAACATTCCATTAGTACCTGAATACCATCTTCTTTGTTGAAGTTACTGGATTGGTTAATGGATTCTAAGCGTTTACCGAACTCATCCATTATGGATATATGAGCCGGTTTAAAACGCAGTGCTGAAAAAACAGCCCCCGCTGAAGTATAGCCGTCCCCGGCTAGGAGATAATCAGCCTCACTGGCTTCTAGTATAGCTTCAATAACTGTCTTGCTGTTTTCCTTACCTTGCCCGGATTTGGCAACATTCATGAAAAACAGACTGGAATAGTTATTGAGATCGGTTTTGTATAACCGACCGAGGACGACGCTACCCAATGCAAGGGATGTTTGCATTGATAGGTGTGGTTGAGATACACGGGCTATATCTTCCGCGTATCGCCATATTTCTTTTAGAGTTCCCGGTGCTTCTAATAAGTTATCGGGTTCTTGAATGTCTTCTTTTTTTTCTACGTATAGTGGTGCGAGTTTTTTATTGGCTTCGTTGTGAGCGTGAGTTTGAGCAATACTCTTAACGGTAGTAACAATCTCTGCGTCTGGTAATGGAGGAGAATTTTTGATGTTCCATTCGTTTAAAATAGCGATGGTTTCTTCGATGGATAAGTTCATGCCAATGTACTTACCCGCTAGTCTAGCTGCTGTATCGTTCCTACTGCCACTAGGCACTCCGTCTAGAGTTAAAGGTTCAGGAATGTTTAAAGCACCACTGCCGTTTAACATTTTAGAAATGTTGCCGGTGCCTCCAGTAATGATCTCTCCCTTAATGTTTTCAATATCCTCCATGGTTAGTTCAGGAAGATCGTTGAAGTCATGAACGTCAAACCCCTCATCTAATTTAGGTTCGTAGGTGGCGCCACTGGAATGAGTATTGAAAGGAGCGATTACGTAACCGCCTTTTCCTTTTATATCTATTTCTTTTTCAATGGTTACCTTGTCACGACGTGCAGTATAAAGACCAAAGCCGATGTTGTTCTTATAGTAAAAGTGAACCCCACGCCCGGTGGTTACACGAAAAGGAGTGAAGGTTAAATTCTTAGCACACCACCCTACGGCTTCCGG